ATTTATTTAACCTTTATTATAATTAACTATTCTCTATATTTATAAGACTTTTAAGGTTAGTTGTAATTTTGTTTTACTAGAAATTCGGGTAATTTCCACTCAACTTTGTCAATATCTACGTTATAATGACCTAAAGCACCACAAAAATTACAATATTCAACCCCTACATCATAATCCAAAGTAGTAGTATCTGCACGATGTTCACATAATGTCTTCATTACAGGTTTATCAGCATTATCCTTCTTAAACCAGCCATCTGAAATCGTTAAATCTTGCACAATATTCTCCTATATGGGTTATATATTACTATTTATATATTCCAATCATCATAGGACTTTTCAAGTCTTTTTGATGGTTTTATCTTCAAAGTGTATGGATTTGAGCTTGTATTGGCATCTGATTTTTTCTCATAGAATTTGTTACTTCCATCATTTGCCAGAGCAGGTTGGTCATCTTCCTCAATGTCATACAGTTTCATTTTCTTCTTAACTACATTCACCAAGAATTTTGAATTCAATGAAATATCACTATAACGATTTTTCAACTGTTTGAATAAGATTTGATTGTTAGTACCAACTCCATCATCTTTTGCGATAATAGCCATCATTAAATCTGCTGTTGCTGGTAAACCAAATGATTCAGATGTATTAGACAAATCAGGATCAGAGCTCGTGTACCCTTCCCGATTCAATTGTGAACTTGTAATGATAGGAACATTACACTCTACTGCCAACCCACGAATTTCCTCAGCAATAGACTTAATGTAAATATAGGTATTCATATTTGCAGCCCACTTAACTCTACTGGACGCACAAATATTTAGATAATCTAAAATGATAACTTGTGGTGTAAAATCTTTTTTGATTTTCAACTCTCTAATCAAAGCACGAAAGTTTCCAGTATGGGCTCCAGCTGTTGGATATTCTTTAACAACTAATTTCCCAATTTTCATTTCCTTTAGATTTTTCTCAAAGGTATCTTTAGGCATCAGGTGTAAATCATTCAGTTCAACATCCATTAAGTTTGCATCAACTCTTTCAGCAATTCTCTCTGCTGCCATTTCCATAGTAATATATAAAACATTCATTCCTTGTCTTAGATATTGACTAGCCAAATGAGTTTTAACTAATGTTTTACCGACTCCTGTTCCACCCAATAATACTGTAAGAGTTTTTGGTGAGATGCCACCATTAGTAATCTTGTCAAGCATAATCATTTTGAAAGGAATTTTAGATTCCTTTTTATGATAGAATTCCCACCTATCATCACCATCTTCCAAATAGTCATGCCCAACACTTTTATCTAATGAAATAGCTAATGCTTCTGTAAGAATTTCTGGTATTGAATCCTTAGAATTTTTATCATCTTTACCTTCTAAGATTGAAATACTTTTTACAATACCATTGTATACTGCTTGGTCTTTTGCCCACTTCTCTGTTTCTTTTGTTAACCATTCTTCATCATCAGTTTTACCATTAAGAGTTTGCAAAACTTCATTACATTTACTAAATGCAACTTCATTCAAATCTTCTCTATTGTTTAGCTTGACTGATAGTACTTCTTTTGTTGGAGCTTTGTTAAACTCCGAAATGTGTTTTTGTATTTCTATGAAGATTTGCTTCTCAGCGTTCTCCTTGAAATAATCTGGTTGTAAGAATATACCGACAATGCTTGAATAGTTTTCATTATATATAAGGTTCTCTAATATCAAAGTTTCAGTTCGCATCTTACCCTTTCATCAAAACATCCTTTATTAATTTCTTTTGTTTTACAACATCTACTTCTAAGAATGGCTTGTAATTCAAAACCAACTTCTTGTGATCTTGCCATATCGGGTCTTTGAGATACTTGTCAACCTCTGGTATAAACCCCAATACCATATCCAATACAGCAAAGGTTTCCAACGATATCCTATTAGATAGGCTCAATTTTAATATATATGGGTGATTCATGCTATTTGTGATGAAGATTTCATCAAAGCTCTTTTCGTATTCCCTCATACATTTTAAAATTTCACCTATATCCTGTTGAATTTGGAAATTGAAATTATTCATTCTTCCCGTATATTCATCATANAAATCCGTATCAAAATGTGACGGATAAACAATTCCATTCGTAAATTGTGAAAGGTAGAAAAATATCAATGCTTCCTTGTTATCAAAAGTTTTTCCAATATCTTTGAAAATCTTTCTTTGCATAGAAAAGTTTCCATTCTTTTCTTGCTTAGCAAAACTCCTTTGCATTGAATCAATATTATTCCAATTTCCCTTTCCATTATACTTAAAGTAATCATACTCTCTTGTAAAATGTGCATAGATACCTTGATAAACTATCCATGCATTAAATGTAGATTGTAAATCATTATTACTCATTACCATCATTGCAATACAGCCCTCACAAATTCCATAAAGTTTTTAGATTCACTTACCACTGTTTCATCAACATTGTAGTATGATAAGCAATAAATACCACCTATTAATAAAATTCCTACAAACATCCATACAATATTTAATAACTTACGATTCATCCTTTTCTTCCTTGCGACTTCCATAATTAAACTCTTGAAACACAGCCTCTTCAAGTTGTTTCATTATGTCATCAGTAAAGTATTTTTCTGGATTGTTCACTATTGCCTTTTCAAAAACTTTTGTTCCATCTGGCATTTCAAATCTTGTAGAAACCTTTTTGAATATTCCATATTTTTCTGCAATAGCAACTAAGCCAAAATATTTATCCAAACCAGTTTGATAATCTAAATGTGTTTCTATAATACTTTCTTCTTTTGTAAATCTACCNTTAACTAGTTTGCACTTNATAATATTTCCNAACACTTCAGTTCCCTCTTTGACTTTTCGTTTTCCTAGAGTAACAATAACTGAAGCTGCATACTTGATTCCACCACCACCAGAAATCTCTTTTGACGGGAACATACTACCAACTTTATCATAGGTGTGATTTGTAATGATAAGAGGAATATTTTTTACAGATAGTTTCAATGCAAGTGTTCTAAAAGTTCCTCTGATAACTGGAGCTCTTGTCATATCTCTTTTATCAGAACCACTAGCAACATCACCCATCTCTTTTAATGTAGAAAGATTTCCAAGTGAATCTAAGAATATCATAACCTTAGCTTCTTTAGGAACTCCCTCTATCACCTTTACACATTGCGTTCTAAATTCTTCTACAGTTGCTACTGGATATATAATAAACCTATCTGTATCTATACCCCTATCAGTAATCATATCTGTAGTCAACGCACCTTCACTCTCCCAATATAAAATAATACCTTCTTTATTAGTATCCAAGAAATTCTTGGCAATACTCAATGCAAAAAATGTTTTACCTACGGACTCCGAACCTGCTAGACAGGTAATCTTGTTTGATGGAATACCACCATACATAGAGCCTGATAACAAGGCGTTTAAAGAAAAAGACCCCGTATCCAAAAAAGTATTGCAATCACCAAGAATCCCAGCGGATACAGCTGACGCCATATCATTTGAACTCTCCTTTATTAATTGTTTAACTAAACTATTTACTGCCATTATTTATCTCCTTTCTCATTTTGAACGAAATTTTGGGTTTTTACTTAACTGAAATGTCTCTTCTTCATACATTCTGTTTTCATAAGCTGTAGAACCATCAACTATAATAATATCTTTAGGATAATCAAATTTCTTTGGTTTATTATATAAAAATTTGTTTATATCACTTTTACTAGCCCATTTTATATATCGACCACAAACCTTACCTTCTATTGTCTTAGTATTGCAGTATATCTGTCCTTTATGACCACTATAATTTCCTCTTATTATAGCAACATCATTATTTTTACAACCACATTTCTTAAAATATTTTTTTCCTGTACTGTCTGTATAATAACCCACATTCTCACCCAAAAAATGATTCTAAAGAACTTATATTCTCTGATTTCCATCCGATAACATCCAATATATTTTTAACTGGCTGTAAGAATGATTTATCAAATTGTAAGTCGTAATCAATATACTTCTCTAAACCAAACTCACTCGGCAAGACGGTTGCAATAGCAATCACATTCTCACCGAGTATGTTTGGCTCTTTCAAATATGCAAACTTAATCTTTTCACCATCACGGATTAACTGATACTTCTTTGTTAAGTTTCTCTCCTTGAGTTGATGGTTATATAGCAACGTGCCTCTAACGTGTATAGGTGTTGCCTTAACATAAATATCTTTTGAAGATTTATATTTAGAAAGTCCTTTGACACCTCTAGGAAAAGCAATGTCACTAAACTTTAATGTTCTGAATACCTCACGAAAATCTTCAATAGCTTGTATTACTGTTTGCTCGTCTGTATTGATAATAGTGTTTATCAACGATTGTATGTTCTCTCTGCACCATTGCGGAGTAGAACTTCTAACACTCTCAATACCCATAATTTTTAATTTAGGTTCTTTGTATCTTACACCCTCAGAATCATATACATTTAAAATGTATCTTTTCTTAGCTGTCCAAATACCTTTGTCAGCTATCGACTCTCTTTTCATCACCATCTTTTGCTCGTATGAATTTACATACGAATGAAGAACTTGATAACACTCACTAATATATGGTTCAATTTTATCCTTGCACATTTTGTCCAAGAAGGGAATAACCTTTTCAGTCTCAGCTCCCTCTCCCCACACTTCATTAACCAGTTTATCAAACGTGATGTATATGCTGTCCGTATCCGATGCGATAACATAATCCGTATCTCCCGTTTTTAATAAATCGTTGATGAATCTATTTATATACTTTTCAATCCAACGAATTGACAACTGCCCCGACATGGTAATTGCTTCAGCCTGTTCGGGGGAGTAATATAAGAAATATTGATTTGCTAATGCACCATAAGCACTATTAAGAAGAATCTTCTTAGCCATCTGGACATTATTAAATTTTGATATATTATTTACAACCTCTTCTTTATTTTTGTAATTTCCGTCTTCTAATCTCTGCTCCTCTTCAAGCATTTTCTTTTTGTAAATAACTCTTTCATCATACATGGCCTTCATCAACTTTGGTAAAAACCCTTGGCGTTTTGTAGAGAAGTGCTGACCATTCGGAGTCAAGGTCATATTCATTTCTTTGAGATATTTTGTATCTAATCTTTTCTCTAGTAAACCATTAACACCATCATTATACTTAATCTTTAAAACCTCATCATGTGATATGGTTTCTGGACTAATATTGTATTGCTGAATCAAATGTGGATAAAGTGAATTCAAGTCAAACGATACAACCCATTTATGTAATCCTAAGTGTGGGTCTTTTACATATCCACCTTCAATACCCTTTGATTCACCTCTATGGCGATTCTGTGGTACAGCAATATTCTGGTCTTTCAAGAAATTGTAAATAATCGTTTCCCAAGTTTTTACGGGTGAAAAAACATCCTCAAAATTAATCTTAGATTCGTAAGCTATGGTTATGATTAAATCCAACAACTTCATTTTATCGTCAAGTTTCTTTACAATCTCAACGTCTT